TCAATCTTTTTTATATTTGTTTGGAGTGAATTTTTGTTTTGCTAATTGTTTTGCCATGCGCATGGAGTTTTCCAGTGAAATGCGAATCATTTCTTTTGTGTGTTCATCAATTGGTTCTCCATCAAACATTAATGCTTCTTCACTGTTTTTTAATTGTTCTAATGTTTTTTCTAAATCTTTCGCAATATCACGCTCTTCCTTTTCCGATAAGCCTGGTGTCACGTTAGACAATAATTCCTTTTTTTCTGTCCTACCTAATAGGTAATCAGTTGAAACCTCAAAGAAGTCAGCAATCTTTTTTAAAGTATCGTAATCGGGTTCACGTTGTCCTTGTTCATAATTGGCCAACTTACCTCTTGAAAACCCCAACCTATCAGCAAGATCATATTGGCTTAGTTTCTGATTTTTCCTGAGCTCAGCAATCTTCTTTCCAAGCATAAATTTTCCTTCTTTCTAAATAAGAGTAGAAGCTTGTTTCTTAATTATAGAAACGTATAGTTTCTAAATCTACAAAGGAAACAAAGAGTTTCTAATAAATATTGATAGAAACGAAACGTTTCTATATATTAGGGATATAAGGAAACAAAGTGTTTCTTTAAGGAGGGGGTATTATGGATAATAAAAGAATTAAAATGATTAAATTAAGAAATGATCAATCGAGAATAGAAGTTGCACAAAAGCTTTAAATTACATCTCAAATGTTAGGTGCTATTGAAAGGGGGGATAGGACACCTTCTTTAGAATTGGCTAAAAAAATAGCGGAGCTCTATAAAACAACAATTGATGATCTTTTTTTTAATTAAAAAGGAAACAAAACGTTTCCTTGGAGGTGATTAAATGCCATCAACTAACATGGCAGTACCAACAGAACCGTCGCATAAACATATAAAAAGCACTTCAAGAGGTGACACCATGAGCCAACAAGAAGAATATGCGGCGACTTATGAATTTGGAAAAACGAAAGTCCATGTTGTGGCTCCTGAGCCAAAATCACAAAAGGATATTGATAAAATCCGTCAAGCATATTACAAGGCTGGTTGGGCCATCATCAAAGAGATACAAGTAAAAGCAAATGTTGAGGAATAGTTCCTCTCTTTTTATACGAAAAGTAGACAAGTTACATATGTACTAAGTTCATTGTAACCATTTGAAAACTAAATATGGAGGCGAACAGATATGGGAACAAGCATATACTGCAATTCAGCGATAGGGGAATTATTACAGAATGCTAGAGAATGTTGTGACAATGTTCAGCTGAAAACGAAGAAAGGGCTATCTAAGTACCTTGGTATTACACATGAAAGATTAACCCGTATTGAATCTGGACTTTCTAAACCAGAATTTGAACTTGCGATGGATTGGTGCCATGCAACAGGAGCGAAGTTAAATCAACAAGCGATTAAACATATTTATGGTGTTGGATTACCGCCTACAGATCCACGTTTAACTCAAGATGTAAATCTACAATTGATGAACTACATTAAGTAAGCTGAAGAGGGAATTGCGGCAGCTAAAGAAATTATGAATCTGCAAGTTACAACAAGGTCATGGAAGCATGATGAAAAGAAGAAACATGAATATGCAGTTCATGCAAAAGAAATCTTCGATACAATCCAAGCTACTCAATGTGTAGTACAAGCTCTTGAGCAAGTTCATTTTGGCATTATGGAACAAATACAAAGAAGTTGGTTGCAAAAGGCGATGGCAGAAAACGTTATTATTCAATCGGTAGATAGCTTAATGAATTTAACAAAGGTGCTGTAAAGGAGGAGAGAAAATGACAGTAGATTATAAGAAACCGAGTCTAAGAGAATACAAGGAATTAATTAGATATGATGCAAAACTAGCTGGTGAAATTAAAATAGCAGAATTACTTAATGAGGATTCAAAAACAGTTGAGTTAAAGCAAGAGAAGAAATTGTTGGGAATTCGAATCAAAATTATTGAAGCATCATTTATTTTGAAACATAAATGGGCAAAAGAAAAAGCTACCGCCTAGACAACAGTAGCTCTGAAAAATATTGTAAAGCAATTATAACATTATATAAATCATTTGGACAAGCCACTGTGCTTGTCGTTATGACCAGAAAGGGATTGTTCCTCCCATACCCTATACAATGTTCCTTTCTGGTTGTAACGATGCGTACAGCATCAATTTAATTAGAAAGGGGATGTAATCCATGAACGATAAAAACAATCATCTTCATGATCTAGTTCTTCCTGGAAATTTTTCATTTGCGAATAAACTTTATAACTGTATGAGTGAATGCATTCATAACATGTTTAATGCAGAATCAACCGAAGAATCAAATCACTGGGAAGAAGGGCTAGAGCGATGTATAAGGGAATTTAAAATGCTTCGTGATACAAAAGAGGAACATGAGGCATCGATGAGTTATCGTGTGGTGATTAAAGATTTAAGAGCAAGAGGAGTTAACGCTTCGTTAGTAACACGTAGAAAATAAAAAAATTCTATCACTTGGCAGAGTGATAGAAAAATAGTCTTGCAAAGATCTTAGGATTAATTATATCAAATTAGCATTCGTATAACAACGGAGTGTGCTACATGCTATTAGACAAATCGTTACATAGAGTGTTGCTGAATCCTAAAGTGTTTCAACAAGCAACATCAGAGCAACACCTAATTTACTTAGTAAAACAATATCTCAAAATAGGATACAAGAATTATCGCTTATTACGTGTAGAGGACGGATTCGCGATATATAAACGGGAGGATGAATAATATGGCAGTTTATAGACCAGTACATGTTTCATTTTGGCAGGATTCATTTGTTTTAGATCTTACACCGGAGGAGAAGTATTTCTACTTATATTTGATGACAAATAGTAAGACGTCTCAATCTGGAATCTATGAGCTTCCACTCCGTATCATTGAAACTGATACAGGATATAACCGTGAAACTGTTATGAAGCTATTAGAACGTTTTGCTGAATACGGAAAAATTAATTACAACCAAAAAACAAAAGAGCTGTTCTTAATCAACTGGTTAAAATTCAATCCAATTAAAAATGTAAACATTGAAAAGTGTGTCTTAAAAGAGATTCAATCTGTGAAGGACCAGGATTTTTTAGTTGATTTCTATGAAACTTGTTTGCAATTAGAAAAAGAGCAAGATTTTAAAATCCCTCGTATTAAGGAGTATTTATCAGTCCGTTTGGAGGGGCTTATAAGGGGCTTCCAAGACCCTAGCAAGGAAGAAGAAAAAGAAGAAGAAAAAGAACAACAACAAGAAGAACGCGCAGGCGCGGAAGAAGTTGTTGAAGTTAATCCAATTTCTTTCTACGAACAAAACTTCGGACTGATTACACCTTTTATCGCAGATGGAATTTATGCTTGGATAGATGATTTAAATGCAGAGCTAGTTATTAAGGCTATGGAGATTGCTTTAGAGAAGAATACGAGAAACATGTCTTACGTAAATACGATCTTAAGAGATTGGCATCTTAAAGGCTTTAAAACAGTAACTGATGTTGAGGCAGCTGATAAAGCATTTCGTGCTCAGAGATTAACAAAAGCGCAGCAACAGACAAAAGCACCTGATCAACAAAAAGGTCTATCGGAATCTACTAAAAACGTAATACAGCAGCAACAAGCATGGGAGCAGAACATTCCAACAGAAGAAGAACTTGCAGTACTTAACCAACAGAATGCGTGGTTGGCCAAATGAGTAACGATATGATTCGCAATGTTGAAGCTGAACAAAGTGTTTTAGGTAGCATAATCCAAGAAGGCGATTTAATTAAAGATTGTCAGCTAAAGGTAAAACAGTTTTCTTTACCAACGCATCAAGTGATATTTAAGGCAATGAGAGAATTAGAAGATGCTGAATTGCCAGTAGATCTAGTTGCTCTCATCGGGAAATTCGATGAAAGTTTTATGCATCAAATTGGTGGAATTGAATTCTTTGTAAATCTGACAGAAGTTGTAACCACAACTAAAAACTTCTCGTATCACGAAGAGTTAGTGATTGAAGCGTGGAAGATGAGACATGCTCAAGAGGTTGCTGTTAATTTACATAACCGTCTTCAGAATGAAAGAGATACGAGTGCTATTAGTACATCAATTGATGTACTAAGCGCCATTGAGGAAACAGGTTATTCAGATGAATTTAACTTGAAAGATACGCTGGTTAATCTGTATAAAAAAATGCAAATTGATGTCGGGGATTTAACCGGTATACCAACTGGTTATGACGACTTAAACAGAATGACCGCAGGTTTACAAGAAGGCGATTTAATTATTGTTGGTGCCCGTCCTTCAATGGGAAAAACAGCATTTGTATTAAACGTTGCTTTTCATGCAGCAAGTGCTCATACAGCAACAGGAATCTTCTCGCTTGAGATGGGGGAGGAGCAGTTACTTAAACGTATGATTTCAAGTACCGGAAATATAGATGCTACGAAATTAAAGAATCCTAAGAAGCTATGTAATTTAAAGGATTGGGAAAAGATTAGTCAAGCGATGGGACTAATTAATGATTTGCCGTTAGAAATTTACGATAAAGCAAATGTAACGATACAAGAGATTTATGCAAAGGCTAGGAAGTTAAAGCGTAAGTATCCTAATAAAAAGGTTTTAATTGCAATTGATTATTTGCAGCTTATTGTGGGTGATCCAAAGCATAGAGGGAACCGCATGCAAGAAATCGGTGAGATTAGTCGTAAGCTGAAGCTTATGGCAAGAGAATTAAATGTATGTGTAGTTGCATTATCACAGTTAAGTCGTGCTGTAGAAAGTAGGCAAGATAAGAGACCATTGCTATCAGATTTACGTGAGAATGGTCAAATTGAGCAAGATGCGGATTTAATAGCATTCTTATACCGTGAAGACTACTATGACCGCGAGACAGAAAATAAAAACATAACGGAAATTATTTTAGCGAAACAAAGGAACGGTCCAGTTGGTGTTGTTGAACTAGCATTTATTAAAGAATTTAGTAAGTTTGTAAATTTAGAGAGAAAGTTCAACCATCAAAAGGAGGCTTAATCATGTTGTTACGTCAGGAAGTAGAACGTAGAAAACTAATAATCATTCGTAAATTATTGGGATTAGGATTAGCTGAAATTAACGGACAAACATTGGATCAACTAACATTAATGCAGCTTGCAGGAATTTTAATTGCAAGCTTGCAGGTTTTGGAGGGGAAAAACAATGTCCAAGCAATTAACAATTTTTGACGTGGAACCAGTTGTATCATTTAATCCTAAGAAAGCTCATATTCACCGCTTGAATTCAAAATTAAGGTATACAGATATGGTTGTACAAATACCACGCCAAGCTAAAGCGATTGATGAATTAAAACCAACGACAGCACCTGATGAGCGGTATGAGTTATTTGAGGATTACACAATTGGAATTTGGCGTTACAAACGAGCGGAGGATAAACATTTTGTATGGGAAGAAGCAGAAGAAATGTGTAAGCGAGCACGGGATGAGAAAAAGCCGATTCCAATACGGCTTCATTTATCATTTGAACAAGCATTTGTTCCGGAAAATGTTGTGCGGTATCTATAGACAAATAAAAAAAGCTGAGATCACTCTCAACTTACTTCGACAAAGTAATTATAACATATGGGAGTGATCTTGGTGGGAATTAGAAAAGAAAATCTTGTGGAAATGACAGCTGAAATAGATTTGAAAACAAACGGAATATATGTTGTTAAAAATGGTCAGGTCCGATTAATAGAACCGCCTGAAGGTGGCTATGGTGAACAATCCTTTGTATATCAAAGTGGAAAAGTAATTCGTATGGAAGAACGAAAAACACAGTTACTTTAA